TCTCTATGGGCCTCGACACGGTGCTATCTGACTTGGAAGCCGAAGGATACCAAGCAAGGTGCTTTGTTATTCCGGCTGTCGCCGCAGACGCCCGCCACCGCAGAGACAGATGCTGGATTGTGGGGTACTCCAAACACGATGGATCATTTGCCAGCGGGGATATCGGGCGCATACAAAGAGAGCTTGACAGGCAGACGCAAAAGATCGAGCAATCTGCGGGATCAGGTGATAGAGCCAGTGCTGTGGGCAACGCCGAGCGCGAGCAGCGGGGAACCGCCAAAGCGAGACGATTGGACGTGGACAGGTCTGTATTGGATAGATCACAAGGGCGAGAAGAAACAGACGCGACTGAAGGGTCAAGCGCAGATGTATCCAACCCCGACAGCGAGGGACTTCAAAGACAGTCCAAACCAAAAGGATCGAGGCAAAAGGGACGACAGCAAATTGGCGATGAGGGTTTACCGTGGGGAAAAAGCAAGTTCTGGGAGCCTGAACCCGCAGTGGGTCGAGTGGCTAATGGGGTACCCGGTCGGGTACACAGACTTAAACAATTAGGCAATAGCATCGTGCCGCAAGTGGCGGCGCGGATATTGTGGGCTATCAAGGAGGCGCACAATGGCTAGGCCAATGTATGAGACAGCCGCCGACCTCGACAATGAGCAGCGCGTGGCTAACCTATTGTCAGGCTCCGGCTATGATATGTATAAGCTGCCAATGCGCTACGAGCTGGACTTTGCCATTCACGACCGTAAAGACGGCAACAGCATATGCGGCTTTGCTGAGGTGAAGGCGCGCAAGGTAATGCACGACGCATACCCGACGGTTATGATTAGTCTCAGCAAGGTTCTGAAGGCTAAGCAGTTGACAGATAGCACTGGTTTAAAGTGTTATCTATTGCTTCTCTATCTGGACTGCCTCGCAAAGCTAGACTTTGCGGCGGAGTTTACGATAGCGAAGGGTGGCAGAGCAGACCGGGGCGATCCACAAGACGCCGACGTCTGTGCCTTCTACCAATTGAGCGACCTGAAAATCATCAGGTCTTGGAAAGAGTAAACGTTGACGTTAAGGAGTTAAAACGTTATGGCGCTAGGATTTAGCACAGAAAGCCGTGGCAGCGGTGATATTCTGCCAATCGTGAAGTTCGATGCAAAGGGCGGCGACTGGATCGCTCAGGATCGAGTACAAGGTGCAGACGGCACTTGGGGTAAGCAAGAGAACGAGCTTGCCACGCCGTTCAAGTTTGTGGCGGATATGGCGGCAATGCAGGTGGGTTACCTGTCATTTGCGTCAGGCGCACCAGACTTTCATATGGTGAATATTGGCGAGCCTATGCCAGCCAAGCCAAGTGACGAGCATAAGCAGGCGGTTCGCTTCCGCGTCTTGATCCAAGGCGAGGCAGGCCCGCGCGAGTTTAGCCATTCAGCCAAGACAGTGTTACGCGTCATCGACGCGCTGCATGACGAGTTCGAGGCTGAGAGGCACGCAAATGCAGGCAAGGTGCCGGTCATTGAGGCTGGCACACCTGAGACAGTGAAGGTGCAATCGCCGCAAGGTGAGCTGCGCTTTAAAGCGCCAAAGCTGACAATCGTGGGCTGGACTGACCGTCCGGCTGCGATTGACGGCGCGGCGCAAAACGAACCCGCACCGGAGATGGTCGCGCCGCCAGTGGCGTCGGTGTCTCCTGCAGCCACGGCAGGCGCAGACCTGTTCTAGTGCGGTTAGGTGGGCGGCGCTTTGCCCCTTGTGCGTCGCCCACCGTCCTACAAGGGCAAAGGGGTGAGGGTTATTAGATGACAAACATAGCAGCACACGCTGAAGCAGTCGCAAAGGCTTATTGGGGTGAGCCTGCGGTCAGGCGCGGTCACATATTGCGCTGGGGTACGCACGGCTCGAAAGAGCTGGACTTGCGTAAAGGCACTTGGTTTGACTTCGAGAATAATGAGGGCGGCGGGGTCGTCGACCTTGTGCGTAAGAACGAGGGCGCGACTATCCTTGGCAGTATTCCAGACATTCTCGAAAAGAAATTCGGTATTCAAAAGCAGGCGCAAGTCAGCCTGCAACCGGCGCGGTTTATGAGCGCCTGCTACGATTACATAGATGAACACGGCGAGGTGCAATATCAGGTGCGCCGGTACGAGCCAAAGACGTTTCGCCAATGCCGCCCAGACGGTAAGGGCGGTTGGCTCTACAATATGGATGGCGTTGAGGCTTTGCCGTATAATCTGCACCAAATCCTAGCGCGGCCAGACGAGCCGGTGTTTATCGTGGAAGGCGAAAAGGCGGCAGAAAAAGTAGCCACAATAGGCCTTTTAGCTACTACCAGCCACGGCGGGGCTAAGAAGTGGCAGCCAGTGCTAAATAAGTGGTTCGAGGGGCGTAACGTTATCGTCCTGCCAGATAACGACGAGGCGGGTAAGGCACATGCTGATATGGTCGTCGCTAACCTGTTCGGCGTGGCTAACCGCATAAAGCGCGTGGAGCTGCCCAACCTACCGGACAAGGGCGATATCGTCGACTGGCTGGTCAGCAACGACAGAGACGCGCTAATGGGCGCTGTAAAGGCGACGCCAGTTATCGAGGCTGCCCCTGAGCCAGTCGTTGAGGCAGAGGATTATAACAACGATAATAATCAAGGCGATTACTTCGAGTTCGTCGACGAGCAGTACCTCATTAACATGCCGCCGGTAAGCTGGGCGGTTGGCGAGGGCGACGTCGGGCTGATTACGGCGCACGGCCTGAGTATGATTTACGGCGCACCCGGTAGCGGCAAGAGCTTCATTACGCTCGATATGGCGCTCTGTCAGGCTCACGGCATCGAGTGGCAGGGTATGCCAACAAAGCAGGGCGACGTGCTTTACATCGCCGGTGAGGGCGTTGGCGGTATGGGTAAACGCATTAAGGCGTGGAAGATGTCGCACAAGCTGGGGATTAGCGGGCATTTCCATATGCTGCCAATCGCGGTCAATTTCCGCGATCAGGCCGACATAGAGAAGCTGGTACGCTCGATTGAGCGTTTAGACCGCAAGTGGACGTGTATATATGTCGACACATTAGCCAGAGCGCTCTTGGGGGCTGACGAAAACAGCTCGCAAGAGGCTGGCTTAGCGGTCGCGGCGGCTGACGCACTGAAGCATAAGTTCGAGTGTGCGGTCGTGTTTGTTCACCATTCGGGCAAAAATTCTGAGCGCGGGGCAAGAGGCTCGTCGGCCATTCTAGGGGCAGTAGACGCTTCGATTGCGATTACAAAGGACGAGAACCTTGTGACGATGTCCGTTCAAAAGCAAAAAGACGCCGAGCCTATCGACGATATTACGTTGGAAATGACGCAAATTGCGTCGCCAAACGGTAGCTCAATCGTGTTACAGCGCACCGATGAACAGAAAAAGAGCGCGCCAAAGAAGGATATAAATATGCAATTAGCGCTCGAAAGCCTGCAAGATTACATCATAAAAATGGAAAATAAGCGGCCAAATTACCGTGCTTGGTGTGCCTATCATGCCGAAAAAACGCCCGATCACACGCGACAAGAGCAGTCTAAAGCGCGGAAGGATTTGCAAGCCGCAAGGATAATAGCTATCGACGATAATAAGGTATGGATTGTTAGTGAAAACAAATAGATAGGTCAAATTTGTCGCGTCGCCGACAAATGTCGCACCGAAAACCGACAATCGTCGGTCGCACCCCCCACACTAGGGGGTGCGATGCGACCGACAAGTTTATGGACAAGAGACAGGGGATATAGAAATGGTGGCTAAAAAGACGAGGGGTAAACCAAAACCAGACAAGGTTTACTATGCGCCTAATCAGGCGGCGATGAGGCGGATGCAACAGGCGCTGCACAGGTACGATGATGTCGTGTCGGATATGGAGCGTCGGTGGGGTGTAGATAGGCTGGTGTGGTTAGTGCCGGTAGATTTGCGTGACAGGTTCGAGGCGCAGATGGATAAGCTTAACGCCGCCATCGACAAGTGCGACGGCGTAGAGCATGAGGTCGAGGTGACGCTGCGCGGTGTGGCGGCGCTAGAGCAGGCAGCTATCGCCGCTGGCGTAAAGCCGCTGACCGGCGAGTGGGTAGAGGGTAGGATGCCAGACGGAACGACGCTGGCTATCGTGCCGACGGATTACGAGGTGGCGAAGGTCAAACGTGATAACCGCGAGATGCAGGTTTACAGCGTGGACGAGATTGGGCGTATTCTGGGTGACTGGCACGCCAGTAAGATGGTAGAACAGGTGAAGGACGTATTTGCCGGCGCTACGGTCGAAAAGGTGAAGACGAAGCTGGAGACAACGCTAAACGACGAGATACCGTTCTGATGGATTACGATAACGAGCGTGAGGATATTCTAAAGGATCGCGAGTATATGCTGCTCGGCGTGTCAACGTGGATCGACGTGCGTACATTGACGGTGAACGTGCAGCGAACTAAAACCGGCGTGAAGGTGGATATATGGCCGCGTGAGCTATTGCGCGGGTATGATCCGATTGCTAGTGTAGAGGTTCCTTTTCCTGAGGGTAGTAGCGATGATTGAACAGGGCGACGGAAGCTGGGAAATGCGGCTATCGAAGCAACGCTGCCCGCGTTGCTACTCGCTGCTGACGTACAAGGGCGAAGATTTAACAAAGCGCCGGTATGAGTGCGTAGTGTGTAATTTGAAAGTAATTGACGTAAAGGGTGAAGAGAATGAATAGAGCTGAGGTTCTGGATACAGCGAAAGAATATGTGACCAAGGATCGCGCCGCCGATCACGGTAATATGGAAGATAACTTCAATACCATTGCGCGTTACTGGTCTGAGCATTTGGGTCATAAGGTATCGGCTAACGATGTCGGTATTATGATGTCGCTGCTCAAGCACGCCAGAATGAAGAGCAATCCGTATCACACCGACAACTATGTTGACGCGGCTGGCTATGTGGCGTGCGCCGCAGAGTGCGTGGACGTTGATGGGTAAGGTGCTGGATATCAATAAGGATAGGCATTTTGTGCAGTTCTTCACAGAGCCGGTGGACTGCGAGTGGTGCGAACAAGAGACGCACGGATATGTTTTTGAGCGTATGCAATCAATCATATGCTCGAAATGCCGCCAGCCTTTGCTGGTGATCGAAGACAAGCCGACGTTTGTTTTAACATTGGAGCCAGACGACGATGTCAGCTAAAATACCCGAAGAGGTATGGGTCGAGTTTCTGACTAGGGTGACAAGTGGTCGCTCCGGTCAATCCGTCTGCAAAGACAAGGATATGCCGAGTTGGGGTGCAACTTGGAACAAGATATACAACGATAAGGACTTTGAGAGGCGCTACATGAGCGCCTTAGCGTCGCGTGGTATGATCTATGCAGATCAGCTAGACGAGATCAATAGGCGCGTCCTAAGCGGCGAAATAGACCCGCAATCGGCAAGGCTTGTCGCTGACAACTACAAGTGGACGGCGGCTAGGCTTTTGCCAAAGGTTTATGGAGATAAGCAGCAAGTCGACGTGACGCATGAGGCTGGTGGGTCGTACCTTGAGCTGCTTCAACAGGTGAACAATGCGGCTAAACTAAAGCACGTTCAGGTGGTCGAACATCAAGAGAAAGACACAACTGACGCACTACACGCGCGCGAAATCAACCGGATTTCGGTTAACAACGATATGCCTAAAAAACAGGCAAACAGGCAGAAAAAAGGCAAAAAGTTATCCACAGGCAGCTAAGTCATTGTATTTGCACGATACGCGTTGCGCATAATTAACGTTATGCGACATTTCTGCAAAATATGTGGAAAGTTAACCCAAAATCAGTTAACCCCCCCCCTTTCGCGTGCGGGCGGGGGCGGGAAGAAAAATATAGACCCCTTACCACCCACCCCCCTTCGGAGATATACGCATGACTGACACCCACGCCACCGTCGAAGCTATAGCCGCATTACGCGCCGACCCCGCGTTATTCGTCGAGACGGTACTGCAAGCCACCCCTCAGGCGTGGCAGGCGCAGGCGTTGCAGGCCATAGCCGATAACGACCGCGTGGCGATTAAGTCCGGCCACGGCGTCGGAAAGACCGCCTTTGAGAGCTGGGTGGTTCTGTGGTGGCTTATGACGCATTATCCGTGCAAGGTGGCGGTGACGGCGAACAGCGCGCACCAGCTATCGGACGTATTGTGGACGGAGATTGACCGCTGGGCGCGCAATATGCCGCCCGCATTTAAGGAACTGCTGGAGTTTAAGGCCGACAAAATCGCCCTAAAGGGTGCGCCGGATAGCTTCGCCGTGGCGAGAACGAGCCGCAGGGAGAACCCTGAGAGCTTGGCGGGCTTTCACTCGCCGCATATGCTGTTTGTGGTCGAAGAGGCGTCTGGCGTGCCTAACGTCATCTTTGAGACGGCTAGTGGCGCGCTAAGCACCCCCGGCGCCAAAATCATTATGTGCGGGAACCCCACCCGCTCCGACGGATATTTTTACGACGCGTTTCATAGTGACCGCGACAAGTGGCACTGCATTACCGTGTCGTGCGAAGAGGGCGAGTATGTCGACCCGAAGTTTATCGACGAGATGGCTGGCAAATACGGCGAGGACAGCAACGTTTTCCGTGTGCGCGTCTTGGGCGAGTTTCCGACGCAATCTGATGACGTGCTGTTGCCGCTGCATTTGGTTGAGGACGCGGTAAAGCGTGACGTTGAGGCTGGGCCGACGACGCCGGTTGTGTGGGGTTTGGACGTCGCGCGCTTTGGCGGTGATCGCTCGGCGCTGGCAAAGCGTCAGGGCAATATCTTGGTCGAGCCGATTAAGACGTGGCAGAATAAGGACTTGATGGAGCTTGCCGGTATCGTGTTGAGCGAATACGACGCCGTGCCTTACTCGAAGCGCCCGCAGGCGATATATGTGGACGCGATTGGCTTGGGTGCCGGTCTGGCTGACCGCTTGCGCGAGCTGGATTTGCCCGCCGTTGCGGTGTCGGTGTCGGAGAGCGCCAGCCTGAAGGATCGCTTTAACCGGCTGCGCGATGAGTTGTTCTGGGCGTGCCGCGAGTGGTTTGAGGCGCGCGACTGCAAAATACCGCTGGACGACACGTTAATCGCTGAGCTGACCGGCGTTAGGTATAAGTACCTGTCGACTGGCAAGTTAAAGGTCGAGAGCAAGGACGAGATGAAGCGTCGCGGCCAGAGATCGCCTGACGTGGCTGACGCGTTTGTGCTATCCTTTGCGGGCCAAGGCGCGGTTGCTGGCGGCTACTCAAGAGGGTATAATCACAATCGCAGTTTGAAACCAAAAACGAATTGGGTGGTTTAGTGAACGGTTTATTATCCCCAGACGATATGATGCTCGCTGGGCCGCAGGGTGCTATGTCTGGTGGCTTTGACCGTGACGCATTGATGCGGTCGCTTTTAGGTCAGGGGGAATATGCCGACGCTGGCATGATTTTGCCGTATGCGAAAACGCCGCAAGGTCAGACTGTTTTTTCTTTCCCTGCGCCTATTCAGTCCGTCGCTAGGACTGCTGCACGCGCTATGGGCGGTATGCCCCTCGATATTGACCCCTACACCGGATTGCCGTCTGAAAACGTGCTTGCCGACGCCGCTGAGGCGGCAGGTATGTTTACCGGCGCTGGCTTACTTGCGCCTAAGCCTGCTGGCGCGATTGGTATGTCTGGCGGCGGTGGAGGTGTAACGCGCGCTATCCCGCCTCGCCAAGTCGACGATCTGGGTTTTTACAGTCAGGCGTTAGAGGCTGCGACGATGTTGCCGCAGGCTAAAGGCACAGGTCAGCAAATGGAGGCTATGCTATTGAAGGCTGGCGTTAAGCCAGACGAGATTGCTTTTACCCCCGGTATGCGTGGACTATTGGATCAGCCGCAAGTCACCCGCGAGGAGATGGTTAGCCTGTTGCAGGAAAACCAGATTAGGCCGCAGGAAACTGTGCTTCAGGGTGGTGAATTTGAAAATATAGAGTTCCCAGATAGACCAGAAGCGTTAGAAATGGATGCTGTTTGGGATGAGGGTTACATTCAGGACAGGATTGATGACTTTATTAATTTAAACCCAGATATAGCTGTTGAGCTTGCGTTTAAAGGAAAAAAAACTCAGAAAGAAATAGACGAGATGTCTGATGAGTTAACAGAGAACAGCGTTTACACAACCACCGCAATTAGCTTAAAAGAAATTGATGAGATTGAGTTAGCGGCAAGAAATGCTGTTTTAGAGCAATACAATATGAACCCCACGTTTAAGCTGCAAAGCAGCAACACAGAATACACAATTATGGGAAATGATGAGGACGGTTACGCTGTGTACTCTTACGATGGTGGTGAGCGTATGAGTGAGTTTACAGACTCCTTGAACGAGGCGCGCGCTCAGGCGCAAAACCTAGCTGCGGAGTCTGGCGCGCTATCAGACGGCTTCGGTGGCGCGCAATACAATATGGAGGGTTGGGTCGAGCCGGGCGGCACAAACTATCGTGAAAACCTTTTGCAGATACCTGAGTATGAGGGGATGGGAGGGGCGTTTTATGAAGGCGGTCACTTTGACGAGCCTAATATTGCGGTTCACACTCGCACAACAGACCGCAATACCGAAAGTGGCGTCAACGATGTTTTGTACGCTGAAGAATTGCAATCAGATTGGGGGCAGCAAGGGCGTCAACAGGGCTTTGTAAAACCTGAGGACGCTGAAATTCTTGACAGTTTAGAGAAGAAGATAGAGCCAATTCGTCAAAAAATGCATAGGGCAGACGATAAGGTTCAGTCTTTGCGTGATCGCGCTATTGACGATATTGCAACATCTCTTGGCCTTGTTAGGGGTGAGGCGGAAGTTAGGCCAGATTTTTATCAATATGGCAATTTGACATACCCTGATGGCAGCAAAGCTGTTGGCGCGGCTGACTTGCTTGAGCTTGTAAATGGACGTAAGGCTGCTATTTATCCCAATGCTGGAGGCAGGGTCGATAGGTTCCTAAATAAAGACGATTTGCCTGATTACTATCGTAAGGCTGTTGACGAGTTTGATGCTTTTGCAGATCAATTTGATCCTATAAACGAGCAAATAGAAAGCCTTGAACAGCGCTTACAGCCAGCCCCGCTTGTCGGTAATTCAGAAAAATTTGTTGAGGCAGGCATCAAGCGGCTTTTGATGCAGGCTGCAAGCGAAGGCAAAAAATATGTGTCGTTTTCTCCGGGTGATTTGCAGGCTGACCGTTGGGAAAACCCCGGTCTTGTTGTCCATTACGACAAGATTATTCCGAACGTAGCTAAAAAAGTAGCCAAGCGTTTTGACAAGGACGCTTTTACTGGCAGCAAATATATTGAGGATTTAGGCGACCGTTTTACCATCGAAATCACGCCGAAAATGCGCGAGGCGATACAAGAAGGCGTGCCGCTGTTTGTATCAGGCGGGCAAGGCTTACTTGCCGCCGGTCAGCAAATGCGCCAAGATCAGCAGCCGCAAGGGATTATGTACTGATGGAACAGTATCGCGGCGCATATAATCAAGGTCTATTGACCGCCCCTATGGATATGGCGTCGTTTGACCCATACGTTCCGTTAGCTGCTGGCTTGATGCTCGCCCCCGGCTCTGGCTTTGCCGACGTTGCGGGCTATGCGCCGAGCATGACAACCGCTGGCGAATACGAGCCAAGCATGATAGCCAACATTGGCAGCGGTCAGTATTTGGACGCTGGCCTTCAAGGGCTAGGGTTGCTCGGTGACGCCTTTATGGCCGCTGGCGCTGCTGTGCCACCGCTAATCCCTGTCGGTGCCGCTATGAAGGCACCTAGAGCCGCTAGGGTTGCATCAAAAATGGCTGACGTGCCTGAGTACCCTTTAATGGTTCAGCACAACATACATGAGATACCTTTGGCAAGTTCTGAGCGTCTTGGCGGTTTGCCTGTTCCGTCTCTTGCTATATCAAATCCAGATAATCCGCTTATGACGTTTGGAGATGTAAGTCTTCTTGGCCCGCCATCAATGGCAACCCCAAGCGCAAAAAATCCTGTTTACTCTGCTGACGCTTACACGGCTCGACGCCCCAAAGCAGAAGTTTCTGTTAATAGAGACGCTGAAAATTTTGTTAGTAAAGAAATATTCAAACCTTTTGGAGAGCTTGTTGATTATGAAGATGCAGAATATGCAGCAAAAGTCATATTTGATGGGGGGGAAAGTTACGCCTCTATTCCGTTACGAGCCAAGTATATGCAGGATAGGGGGCTACTTCCTAATCTGAAAAATATTTACGGGATAAATGATTTTAGAGAAACCGTCAGAAACAATTTTGTTGAGACAGAGGATTATTATAATTGGCTGTCAGAGCAAAGAAATAAAATGATTGACGCTGGTGGTGAGGTTTCTGAAAAGTTGTTTTTGGGATACACCCCTTCTGGCAAAGCAAAATACAAACCCGCCACGCTTGAAAATATGGTCAAGCAGATGGCTAAGGAAGGCGCTGGAGCTGAAGGGTTTTCTGGCAGCATTGCTGGCACAAGAGCCAAAGTCGCGCCTAAATTTAAAACGGCAGCCGACGTTAGGTCTGCACGCCGCAGAGTTGTTAGTCCATCTAGGTTTGAGGCTGACAAAGAGGACTTGCAGGAAATCTATGATCCTTTCAACGCCAAAATCAGAAATGCTGTTGTTGAAAGTTCTAGCCTTCAGCCGTATGAGGCTAACAGAGCCGCTGAGGAGCTGGTAGAAGACTTGATCCTTGGGGATTGGGGAAAGTACGAATATCACAACCAGTACAAAGGTATTGTTGATGAAGGCGTTTTGGCTGAGGCTAAGAAAATTAAAACCGAAATGCAAAATATGGGTACAGAGTATTTTGAGGCAAAGCCTAAAAGGGCCGTAAGCCTTAGTGAATTTAAAGGTGCTATTGTTCCTGAAAATGCCACAAAAGAGACTTTGCGGATATTAGACGAGGCTGGCATTAAAAAGGTTTATAAATATAAAAACGAAGATGAACGGAAGTCTCTCTACAAAAGGTTTCCAGAGCTGATGTTTAGCGTAGGCGGCCTTGGTTTATTGGGCGCGTCTCAGATGGGCAGAGATCAGCAGCCGCAAGGGATACTGTACTAATGCCCCCACGAAAGCCAAAAGACCCACGCCTAGCCAAAGCTGGCGTCTCCGGTTACAATCAACCGAAGCGCACGCCCTCGCACCCGACCAAGTCGCACGTCGTTGTGGCGAAGTCTGGCGATCAGGTTAAGACGATCCGCTTCGGGCAGCAGGGCGTAAAGACC